TTCCCCCCTCGACGCCGTTCTGTTCGTGACTCGGGCCGTCGCCGCCGGTGTACGCCGTCCGGTTGGGGGCCGGGCGCGCGCCGGGGTTGCTGCACCCGGCGCTGTGCTCGCAGCACGCGTATTCGTGCCCGTTCACGCATGCGGCGGTGAAGTTGCACGCGCTGCCGCGTCCGGGGATGTCGGGGACGTATGAGGCGCGACTGTCGCCGTTCGGGCAGTTGGTGATCGGCCAGCGCTCGCCGCATCTGGATACGACCGGCTTCCTCACGACTGCCTCTCGGAGTTCGAATGGTTACGCTCACGGCCGCCGCTGACGGCTCGCATCTGTCGGGCGCGATGATCGCGCTGATGCCCACGGTCGAGGATGTGGAGCGGCTGGCGATCGAGGGCGGCGAGGCGGCCGACCAGCTGCACTTGACGCTGTACTACCTCGGCGACGACGGAAGCGTGTTCACCGAGCAGGAACGCGCCAGCCTGATCGACGTGCTCGCCATGGCGGCTCAGGACTACGTGCGCGGCCCCATCGCTGCCCGCGTCTTCGGCGCGAACCACTGGAACGCAGGCAGCAACTCGCCGTCGTGGGTGTGGGCCGTCGGCGACGAGAGCGCGGAGAACCGTGCAGCGGATGCCCCGCTACTGGTCGACGCCTACGAGGCGGCAGCAATCGCGGTCCGTACCGCCGACATCGACCGCGAGATGCTGCCATCCCAGTACACCCCGTTTGCCGCTCATATCTGCGCGGCCTACTCGGACGATCCGGCACTGCTCCCCGACCTCGAACAGCGGCTCGGTCCCGTCACCTTCGACCGCATCCGCGTGGCGTTCGCCGGGGACCACACCGATATCCCCCTCGACGGTCCCGTCACGGCCGCCGCCGGGCCACTGCGCCGCCAGCCCACCGAACTCGAACTCGCCTCCCGCGCCAACTTCGCAGAGATGGACCGAGCTTGGCACGACGCCGTCGACGCCACCGTCGAAGCCTGGGCCGACATCCAGACCGCGCAGCGCGAGCAAATCACCGCCGCCGTCCAGGCAGCCGCCGAGTCAGACGACCTCGACCGGCTCAACACCCTGACCGTCGACACCAGTGACGGGGCGCGCCTCCTCATCGCCCGCATGATCGCCTACGCGCGCGCGGCTGGCGAGACGCAGCAGGCCGAGGCCGAAGCGCAGGGCGTCGCGGTCCCTGAGTGGTCGCTGGACGACGAGGCGATCACCGCGGCGGCGATCCGTGACCGGCTGCGGCAGATCGGCCGCACCGCCGCGCGGGTCCTCGGCGTCGGCCTGGTGCAGTCCGCAGTGCGGCAAGCAATGCGGGTGTGGGGCTCCGGCTCGGCCGGCCAGGTGGCGGCCGCGGTGGACGAGCACCTTGAGGGCCTGTCCGGTGCGGCGGTCGAGGAGCAGATCGGGGCGGCGATGACGGCCGCGCAGAACGAGGGCCGCATGGCCGTGCTGGCGGTCGCGCCTCCGGCGACCTATGTGGCGACGGAGATCCTCGACAAGAACTCTTGCGCGCCGTGCCGCGCCGTCGACGGCACCCGCTACACGTCCCTGGAGGAGGCCCGCGCCGTGTATCCGACGGGCGGCTACACCGGCTGCCTGGGCGGGGCGCGCTGCCGGGGGACGCTCGTCACGGTGTGGCCGCAGGACGGTGAGCAGGCAGCACAGACCGGAATGATCTTGGCGGCGTCCGCAGACACAATGCCGCCGACACACCACGAAGGAGGCGGCGCCGTGCCGTACCGCATTGAGCAGGGGCACCCGGACTGCGGTGCCGACACCCCGTGGGCCGTCGTCAAGGAAGGCGACGGCGAGCTGATGGGCTGCCACGAGACCGAGGCCGCCGCGCTGGAGCAGCAGGCCGCCCTCTACGCCGAGGAGGGCGACGACGGGCCGGGCGACGACGGCGACGAGAGCATGGACTACGCGGGCGTCACCGCCCCCTGGGAGGGGCCGCTCGCCGTGGAGGGCATCGTCACCGGCGACGGCCGGGAGTTCGCCGAGGGCGCGCTCACGTGGGCGGATCTTCCGGTGCCGCTGCGGTGGAACATCGAGGACTCCCACGGCGGCGAGGCCCGCACCAAGGCCGTCAACGTCGGCCGGATCGACAGGATCTGGCGCGACGGCAACAAGATCATGGGTGCTGGGGTGCTCGACCTGTCCGACGAGAACGGGCGCCGCGCCCACGCGAAGATCGAGGGTAAGTTCCTGCGCGGCGTCTCCATCGACGCCGACTCCATCGCCGACGCCGACGTCGAGTTCGTGTGGCCCGAGGACGTCAACGCCGGAACCGGCGAAGAGGGCGGCGAGGACGACCTGTTCGAGATGCTGTTCGCCCAGCCGGAGAAGGTCATCTTCCACGGCGGCCGCATCCGCGCCGCGACGCTGGTGGACATTCCGGCTTTCGCGGAGGCCTACATCGCGCTCCTCGACGAGCAGGGCGCGATCGTGGCCGGCGGCCAGCCGGTCGGCGACGCGGCGGTGCAGGCGCTCACGGTGCGCGAGCCGGAACCGGAGCGCACGCTGCACGTGGTGCGCGCGAGCGGCGACACGTGGCGGCCGCCGGCCGCCTGGTTCACCGATCCGGGCCTGTCGCTGCCGACACCGATCACGGTGACCGACGACGGCCGGATCTACGGGCACGCCGCTCAGTGGGGTTCCTGCCACATCGGGCAGGAGGGCGTGTGCGTGCAGCCGCCGCACGAGGACGAGCACCCCTACTACCGCACCGGTGAGGTGGTGTGTGCGGACGGCAGCCGGGTGGCGGTCGGGCAGATCACGGTTGGTACGGGGCACGCGCCGCTGCACTACGGGGCGTCCCCGGCAGCTGAGCACTACGACAACACCGGCGCCGCCGTCGCGGACGTGGCGGTGGGCAACGACGCCCATGGGATCTGGGTGGCTGGCGCGGTGCGGCCGGGCGCGGACCCGCTGAAGGTGTACGAACTCCAGGCGGCTGGCCAGGTCAGCGGGGACTGGCGGCGGATCGGCGGACAGTTGCGGCTGGTGGGGCTGCTGGCGGTGAACGTGCCTGGTTTCCCGGTGCCGAAGATGCGGGCGCGGGTCGCCAGCGGGGAGCCGCAGGCGCTGGTGGCGGCTGGTCGTCCGGTGGTGGCGTGGGGCCGCTCGCAGGGCGAGTTGGAGCGGGATGCGGTTCGGATCGTGATGCGGATGCTGTCCCGCCGAGTCCACCCGGGGAGGTGAGAGCGAATGTGCAGTTGCAATAAGAGGCGTCGTCCGACACCCCCGCCGCCGCCCCCTCCGAGCGCCTGACCTTTACATTCACCGCACCGGCAAAGGTAATTGACTCTTTGCCGGTGCGTGTGCTATGCGCTAACATCCGCGATCAAAGGGCGCCACCAGCAGGGCGCACACACCCTCTTGTGACCGGAGGCAACCGTGCCAGCCGAGGAACTGTTCAGCGCCCCGCCCGACCTGACACTCTCGTCCGACGACGAACTCCAGGCACTCGAAGCCCGGGCAGTCGCCGAGTTCAACCGCGTCTCCGACATCCAGGACGTCGACCCCGACACGCTCGCCTACGCGATGCGCCTCACCGACGACCTCGACCGCATCCGCGCCGAACTCCGCGTCCGCGAAGTCCGCGCCCAGGAGCAGGCCGGACTGCAGCAGGCCCGCGTCGCCGAACAGCTCTCCCAGCTCCAGGCCCGCGTCAACGGCCCGGTGACGCCCGCCGAGCAGCAGCCCGCCGCCGCGGCCGTCGACGCCGAAGCCATCGCGCAGGCCACCGCCCAGGGCGTCACCGCCGCCCTGTCCGCGTTCATGCTCGACCGCCGCGGCGGCACCGCCCGCCCCGAAGAGATCGCCCGCCGCGCGACCGCCTCCCTCGCCGAGACCGCCCGCCACGCACCCGCCCCGCAGGTACCCGAGCGGCGCCTCGCCGTCACCGCATCCGTCGACATCCCCGGCGTCGCCCGCGGCAGCGACCTGCCCAGCCTCGCCTCCCCCGATGGGATTGCGTTCCCGCTCGGCGTACTGTCGCTGGTTCTTCAGGTCAGCGGTACCGGATGGACATTGCTCGCGCTCGGGCTCCTCGTGCTCGCCCTGCTGTCCAAGCAGGCCGGGTACCACCAGCACCGTGAGCTCGAGCGGTTTGTCGTGGAGGCGGTCTTGGTGGGGCGGGTAAATGCGC